CTTTAGTATAATGTCAAGAGTTTGACAGTGTGACATTTTTGCCACACCGTTTTCGACAATAGACCCGCTTGGACTTGACTATACGGGTGCGACCGGCGCCATTCCGAAGCGCCTTGGCGATAGGGTTACGCCGCTTGATAGAGGCTTCTGAAGTTCGCATCACCTAGTCTCTCCGCACGCTCCCGGATGCTCTGGTAATCGATCTCAGGCACTTCAACCAGCTGGCAGTTGAAAGCCCAAGCCCAGACCACGTCCTTGTAGTTCTCATATACCTTGCCGTTTGAAGCAGCAACCTTGACCTTCTCTTCCGAGGTCGCAATCCCGACCTTGGTACGCATGGACGAGCGCCAGCCCATCTTATAGGGCCGTTCTATCTCGACAACGACCTTACCAACGGTACCCTTTCCAGAGCGACCGGAGACGACCTCAACGAGCGAACCCTTAACGACACGCTCCGCTTCTTCCATATCGCGCTTTTTGAGCGTGTCGAAGGCTTGGTTGTAGAGGAAGGTCTTGACCTTCTCCAGCACCTCAGGAGTCGCGTCGACCTTGGCGGTCTTGACCCATTCGACGGTCTGGAGACGCCCCAGGTCGTCGTCCCAATAGGTGGCGTATGTGGTCATCTCCCAAATGTCCGACATGACCTGGATCGATCCTTGCCAGACCCGTAAGGTCGAGCCGACGCCAACCGTGACTTCTTCCGTCACATACTTGGAGTCGGCAGTATAGGTGCTTTTCGTGAGAGTGATTGTCATGGTCAAGTTCCTGTCTGAATTATGGTCAAATTATACAGGAATAGGCAGTCAGGTCAACCACTATCTTTGCATAGTTGACCTGCATCCAGCGCAGGGCTGGTGTGGCTATAATGTCACAGCCTAGCTGACGTTACGTCATCTTACTCGGTTATGAGTAGCATAAAAATCATCAAAATCATCATAATCATCGGAGTGTTCTGACCATGCCTTTTTCCAGTTTTTAATATCACGGCGTTTATGGTGTTCAGAATCCACTTTCTTTATCTTTTTTCTTTCTTCGTAATACTCATAATCACCATAGTCTTCATCATCATATGAGTAGTTCTTATTTTTCATCGCCATACACCTTGTACAATTTTAGACCTTTCTTGTTAAAAGTATCCGCCCATCTTTCAAATGACTTGCCATGTCCAATTGGCTCATCAAAGACAAATTGATAGTGGTGGACCATTTCGTGAGCCAAGACCTCTACGAAAAACTTTTTTGATTTGTACTTCTTGTTCATGTTGAGAACGGTTAATTGAAAATCTTTATCTTTTGTGTCACCAATGTACTCATAATATGCGTATGCTTTTCTTCGCCATCTTATATCGACATAATCAATATCTGGAAGTTTGTTATTAAATAATTCACGATTCAAAACTCTAAACCACTCTTCACAATCTTCGAATGTTGTTTCGTATAGATGTTCTTCTTTACTTGTTAATAGTTTTTGCAGTTTAGTTTTTCGTGTTCTTTTTGCCATCGCGGCTCCTAAAATAGGTTTGGAAAAGCCTCTTTCACAATCTTATCATTAAGCCCTTTAACTTTCTGCTTCTTTAAAATCATATTCATAAAGACCTCAGCCTCTCGTTTTTCCATAGCTTCTAGCATCTGCACCAGAATTTGATCTTTTCGTGCATCTGAAAGATTTGGATCAGTTCGAGGATTGTTCTTCTCAAAAAGATAAACCCGACCAAGTTCTTGATTAATGGAGGTGTAAGCCAGACCAGGCGGGGAATCCGAAGGTTTATAGTTGGGTACTTTTTCGACAGTAAATACAACATCAGGATCGAATGTACCTCTCAGTACATTTCTTAATGCGTAATTATCGTTATTTCTAAGCACAGCAATTCTGTCTTGCTTCGTTTCTGCTTTTTCAAATTCATCAAAGATTTCATAAATGTTTTTCATTAAAATTCATCCAATACATCAATTAGGTTGCGTAACCTGTTCTCGATAAAGTAGTTTAACATCTTCTGCCTGTTTGCAGGTTTGGTAGCACTATACCTTTCCACAATCTGCTCTTTGATGTTCTCCGGTATATAGTCTAGATCGACTAGCATCTGGTTTCTTTTATAACCACGAAGCATAATATCAGTCGTACAAAAATCTTCTGGATTACTGCCGATCCATTCTGAGAGCTTCTTCTTATTTATGACTTTCTGACGTTCACCAAGAACGAACGTATTATCCGGTGACAAGAAGTTAGGAATACCATCACCGCGGTCACCACGAATGATATGCTCTTTAATAAACTCTGCTGGATTTTCTGTCTTGATGAACCTCTTTAGAATAGGGCTATACTGGTAGACGTTTGGATATTTCTGTAGCTGCACAAAGTCTTTGTCCGACGACAAAATGAGTATGTCTTCGTTCGGTGACATCCGGGCAGTTAGCACGGCGATGATATCGTCTGCCTCCGCTCCTTCAACTTCCAAAACACGGTAAGGAAAGTTCTCTTTGAGTTCTTCACGGATTTTATTGAGCGTCTCAAAGATCAGATGCCAATCGAAAGCAGACTTTTCGCGGTCAGTCTTTCGATGTGCTTTGTAGAACGGAAAAACATCGCGGCGCCAGTACTTCTTGGAGTCACAGGCCACCACGATATCACCATATTTGGACTTGAATTGCCTTGCATATGAGCGAAGACTATTCAACACCATATGCCGAATAAGAGATTCCTCTAGCTTAACATTTGGGTTGCTTCCAATCTGCTGCATGAGATTGGAAATTAGAACCTGATTTAGGTCGATTAAAATCATAACTTTTCCTCATGATATATCCATTATATCATTATAGTTTGCTTGTGTCAATAGTATCTTCGTCTTTAGATATAAGTTCGGAAATTTCGATATCACCAATATCAACAATATCACCAACATCTTCGCCCATTAAAACCTCACCGGTGCGTCTATTAATCATCTTAACATTTTCATCAATGAATTGGTGAAGATCATGTTTTAGACCAAAGGTGCGGTAGACGGCAGCACGGATGCCATCGACAGGTAGGCTCATGTCTTTAAGAAATTGATCCGCATCAACTTCAATACCTTGATCGTCTAGATGTTCTACGATGTTATCGATAAGTTCATCCACAATACCGTCAGCATGGTTTTGAAGTTGCCTATGCTGTGCTTGTTCGATTAACTCTTGATTGAGTGGCGCTTCACGGACGATCTTATTCTTTGGGAACTCTACGATCTTTGTCATTTTACAATCCTTACCAAAACCATATCACTATTTATTCTACCGTTAGCTTCTTTGGGCTTGCTGCTCAATCCATCCATAAGTTTTCTTAGAGTCACTTTACCTGCATCGATGAGTTGCGGTATCGTAACAGAAGGTTTGCGGAGTTTTTTGGTGACAGAAGTTTTTTCGTCATAGCCGATAATAGTCGTACCCTTGACGTTTAGACCAGAAGGTCCCATTGCATTATAGACGTATAAGTTTCTAGTCTTGGTATTGAAGACCCAGAGTTGCTGGCAACCGACGATATCAGAAGCCTTGGCTGACTTGATGTTATAATCAGTATCTTCTAGCTTGTACTTCATCTTTGAGACGATAACAGAGGCCGGCTTTTCTTTCTTCTTGCGTGGCTTCTTAGAGGTTCTAACAACAACCGTAAGAGACTCCGCAGATGAAACGATGTTGCCGATAAATTCAAGATACATCTTTAGTTTGGGTTTCTTCCAAGAAGAATAGGCTTCTTTAAGCTGCTCATCTTTACCTTGAAGAGCATCATAAATCTCTGAATAGAGTGGCTTGTAATAATCCACAATCTTCTGTGCGATCTGTGGCTTTACATCTTTCGATTTCATCCATGACAAAGGATCAAACTCGTTCTTGCCTTGTGTGTAAAAGATATCGATCTGTTCTTCAAGGTCACCAATGATATCAGAAGCCTTATTGTTGATGCGCTCTTGAATTGAGATAACAACCTTAGGTACCAATTCTGTTGGTTCTTCAACAACCTTATTGGACTCTGTTTCGATTAGAGCCTCTAGTTTAGTCTTGACCGTTTTCAAGATTTCATCAGGCAAATTGCTGCCGTTTGAAACCATGCGGCAGTTCCAGCCGATATTGTGTAGAAGGTCAGGTCGTATCTTCTCTACGATCTTGATCTTCTTCTTATCATATTTGATTTGGCGAAGATATGTTAGAACAAAAGACTTAGCATCATCGGATGTATAAAAATAATTGAACCATGTATATGCCTTTGCAAGATCAGACATTGTTGGATTTTCCAACACAGGTTCGGGCCCAAGGTACTTTTCGTCAAGAAACTTACCACGAGCCTTTGATGCTGTTTTTGCCATGTTTTCCTCAGATTTGTCCGAACTTCAATTCCTTGAAGTCACTGATGACACATATTCCGTATTCGAGATATTCATAATTATAGCTCAGTTCTTCTGCCATGTCAAGTGCATCTTCTATTGAGGAATACACTTTTGAGTGCCCAAAGTAGTCAATCATTCTGTCCATGTCACCTTCCCAATGTTGGGTGTCATCATTAAATTTTCCGTAGATATTATCTATTCCTTGTGCATATGTAACACGGAATTCAGGCCCATACGTTTGAAGAATAAAAATTCCATTATCTGCTGACATTACTTTCTTTCCCATTGATGATTACAGTCAGGACATTTATATGCGACAGTTCGATCTTTATTGATATCATATAGAGCGATTGCTCGACCCCATTGACCCGTGGTTTCGGTCGCACCATACATTTCTGCGATTTCAAGAGCCTTTACACGGTCATTATATTTTTCCATGAAAGTCTCAAAGATCAAACCACCATCGAGATTGGTATTACAGTTGGGGCAGTATCCATGCTCGCTCATCACTCACTCCCATTCAAACTGATGTGGATTAGCTTTCTTGTAGTTCTGCCAAACTAACATAGCCATCTTCAATTCGTAGCATTGCTTCATACGAATCTGTTGCATGATACCAAACTCTGTAAACTCGTTCTCGTCCATCTTTGACAGAATGTCATGATGTTTCTGAAGAGTAGCAATCACAACATCGTAATCTTCTTCAGCCATCACACTTCCTTCATCAACATTTGGATTCTGCCCAGCACAGAACTGCTAATTTGTTCTTGTTTACGCCTTGCCTTACGCTCAAGGTACATTCGCATCTTAGCTGATTCTGACAAAGACTTCATGTTACGT